GCACATCACTTAGCTGTATTTCGCCATCACGCAGCCCCGAAGCGGATGAGGGGAAGGCGCGGACTGCCTCAAGTGTCCCTCGCACACTCCCGGCGAATGGGGGTTCGCACCGGCCAAGCGCAGCGGCCGATCGGACTCAACCAATTCGGGAGCGCCTTCAATGGCATATACGGAATACACAACGGGCCATCCGCTCAGCCCGACCATCTGGGAAAGAGAGCTTGCTGCTGAAGCAATTCAGCAGACCTATGTCTGGTCCTTCATGGGCAAGGGTAATAACGCCCTGCTCGTCAACAAGGACGATTTCTCGACCAAGGCCGGCGACAAACTCATCATGGGCCTGCGTCCGCAGCTTACGGGCCGGGGCACGACTGGCGACGATACGTTGCATGGCAATGAAGAGGCGTTGGTAACTTTCAGCGACTCCTTCACCATCAACCAGCTTCGCCATGCGGTCATCTCCAAGGGTCGCATGTCCGAACAGCGTGTTGCCTTCAACATGCGCACGGAGGCCAAGGAAGGGCTCAGCGACTGGTTCGCCACCCGCTTCGATACCTGGTTCTTCAACCAGATCTGCGGTGCGACCTATCAGACCGACACCGCCTACACCGGCTTCAACGCGGTCGTTGCGGTGGACTCGAATCACATCCTGCGCCCGAACAGCCGGACCACGGACGAATCCCTTACGACCGGCGACGAATTGACCCTTGTTCAGCTTGACCGCATTGCGGCCCGGCTACGGCAGGGAACGCTGGCGTCCACCGGGGTGATGCCCATCCGCCCGATCAAGATCAAGGGCGGGAATTACTACGTCCTGTTCGTCCATCCCAACCAGGTGCAGAGCCTGCGCTCGCAGACTTCCACCGGCCAGTGGGCAGACTTGCAGCGCGCGGCCATTCAGGGCGGCATGCAGGATCTCCCCCTGTTCACGGGCGGCGATTATGTCGGCATCTATAACGGCATCGTCATCCACCAGTCCGAAAAGGTGGCAAACGGCGTCAACTCGACGACGGGTGCTGCCGTTACCAATGCCCGCCGCGCCGTTCTCTGCGGTGCTCAGGCGGCGATGTTCGGCACCGGCGGCGACACTCCGAACGACGAAAGAAAGTTCAAATGGGTCGAGGAACGCTTCGACTATGAGAACCAGCTTGGCGTCTCGGCCTGGACGATCTGCGGGCTGAAGGCATCTCAATTCAATTCGGCGCGGTTCGGGACTTACATCCTTCCGACCTACGCCCCGCTGGTCTGAGGAGGCTAAGATGGCGGTAGCACGTCAATTCGAACTACAGGCAGTCCATTATCTTCGTAAGGACATCGCCTTCAACACGACCAACATCGCGAGCGGCATCGAAATCGGTGCCGTTCCGGCTTTGGCCAAAATCAAACAGATCATCGTCTATGTGGACGAGGCGTTCAACGCCGGGACGACCAACGTCCTTGTCGCTGGCACCACGGCGACCGGGACCGATCTGGTTGCCGCGTCGGACGTGACCGAAGGCACGATCGGGGTCTATACCCCGGCCGACGCCGCCAATCAGGGGCGCGGGCTGGTGTTCGCTGCGGACACCACGCTCTACGTCTCCTATGCGCAGACGGGTACGGCGGCGACCACGGGCAAGGCGGTCGTCATCGTCTCCTATGTGCCCAAGGCCTGACCGATGGCTCAGGTTGTCTTCAAGTCAACGCCGGGCGCTGCTTACGAGTATGCCGAACTCGAAGGCGGTGAGACGATGAAGGATTACGAGCGCGCCTCGATGCTCGATGATTTCATCGCCGAAAATGGCCTGATCCCCGTCGAAGCGACGTTCGAGGGGGAAAAGCCAGTGCACAAATATGGGCGTTATTTCACCGTCGAAGCCGACAAGCCTCGCCGTGGCCGTCCGCCCAAGCAGCCTGAAGACGAATAGATGACGTTCGGGGCCATCAAGGCACGCATTCAGAATGAATTGGTGCGCCCCGACCTCACGTCTGAAATCGCACTCGCGGTTCAGGATGCGATCAAGGAAGCGTCAAAGGAGCGTTTCTGGTTCAATGAAATCATCGGCCTGACCTTCAACACGGTTGCCGGCCAGGACTATTACGATGTTCACGATCTTGCTGAGATCCCGCTGATCGGCCGTATCGACAGCCTTTATATTCTGACGCCGCAGGGCCAGCGCTGGAATCTCGATTACGTCAATCACGCAGCGTTCGACCGCTGGCACGATGGCGATCAGGTCATTACTCCGACTCCGACGCCTACACCAACCCCGACGCCTACTCCGACGCCAACGCCTTCACTGTCTCCGGTGATCGCGACGGATGCCGCGCAGTCGGTTGAGGAGAACGCGCTGCTCTCGATCGCACTGGTGGCCGATCAGTTCGTAAGCTGGGCGATAGCCGGCGGGATCGACGCCGCGCAGTTCGAAATCAACGGCTCGACGCTGCGGTGGGTCGGCAACGGCACCAAGGATTTCGAGGCGCCGACCGATAACAACCACGACAACGCCTATGTGGTGCTCGTGAGCGCGGTAAACGCCACCAGCCTCGCCACCACCAAGCAAATCACCGTCTCGGTCACCGACGTTGCCGATACCGCCCATAGTTACGCGCAATATGCGGCCATCCTGGAGGATGTGTGATGCTGAAAGGGC